GATGCTATGAATCCCGAAGCGTTGGAACGTGCTTATGAATGGTATACTTCTGGTCCAAGACAGCGATTACAACCAGGCGGTAAGATAGTTGTAGTTATGACGCGTTGGTCGTTGAAAGATCTTACCGGAGCGTTGATCGGGGCTCAGAAAGGATTAAAGTCTGATCAATGGGAAGTAGTCCAGTTTCCAGCAATTCTTCCAACTAATAAACCTGTATGGCCAGAGTATTGGAAATTATCAGAATTAGAATCAGTTAAAGCATCTTTAAGTTTACAAAAATGGAATTCACAATGGATGCAAAATCCAACTTCAGAAGAAGGTTCAATCATTAAACGTGAATGGTGGCAAAAATGGGATAGAGATTATATTCCAGATCTAGAACATGTCATACAAAGTTATGATACTGCATTCATGAAAAAAGAGACTGCCGATTATTCTGCAATCACAACATGGGGAGTATTCTATCCAACGGAAGATAGTGGACCTAATCTAATATTATTAGATGCATTAAAGAAACGATTAGAGTTTCCAGAACTTAGACGTGAAGCTTTACAACAATATTATTATTGGAAACCTGATTCAGTGGTTGTGGAGTCAAAAGCATCAGGATTACCATTAACTTATGAATTACGTAAGATGGGTATACCTGTTATCAACTTTACACCCAGCAAAGGAAATGATAAACATTCTAGGATAAACGCCGTTGCACCACTTTTTGAAAGTGGTCAAATATGGGCGCCAGAGGCGGACTTTGCAGAAGAGGTTATTGAGGAATGCGCGGCATTTCCTTTTGGAGATCATGATGACCTCGTAGACTCAATGACACAAGCATTAATGAGATTTAGACAGGGAGGATTTGTAAATCATCCTGAGGACTATGAAGATGAACCAGTTATTCATGATGACAGAGAGTATTACTAATGAGCACATTAACTTACGATAAAGACTTACATATTTTTTTAGATGCAGAAGGTAATCCTGCAACTCAAGAAGATAAATTAATCTGGGCAGCTGAGAATCCAGTAGTTACATTAAAAAATGGAAAACAAGAAGTTGTAAACATAGATGAACATGCCAAAGAAATAGTTGATCATATGAAAAAAAATAATATAGACCCATCTTTAATTCCAGATATTGCTAGCCAAATAGGTAGTGGTCAAAGCGCTCAAGATATAATAGCTAATCTATTTAAACCTAAAATCCCTGTACAAATGCCAGAACAAAATGTACAAGAACCTTTACAATCACCTGATGTAATAATTGGGAAACAACCAACGGATATAACAACCGAAGATCAAAACGATGGATACTAGAGAATTCAATAAATTATATAATAATATTCGTAATCCTTATGAGGAGGAAGATAATCAATCTATAGAGTTTGGTCAAAATATAAAAACAATTCCAACAGGATTTTCTTTTGATATGAACAGACCATCACTTTATCAGGAAGGACAATCTCCAGTATCAGGTGGTATTAAAGATCTTAGAAATTATGTTAATTCAACTATGGGTAATATCAATCCTCAATTAGGTTACACAGATCCTAATTATGGAGCAAATATTTCTATGATGATGAATCCACTTATGAATGCACCAAAAAGTTATTCAGCAGGTGCTTACTATGGTCCAGAACAAGATAGATATAATTTAGGAATTACTACAATACCAACAGCAGGTGCTAAACAATTATCCGCAGGATATGAAGGTCCATATGGAAATATAAGTTTAGGTGCATCTAGAGATCCTATGGGTAGAAATTATACTGCAAACTATAATTATAGATTTGCTGATGGAGGTTTAGCTCCTATTACAGTTGGAATGCCTATAGCACCTGGCTATGCTCATGGTGGCTATATTAGTCAAGGTGAACCAGTACAAACACATTTGACAACAACCATCCCACCTGTTAGAGGTCCTATGTCTCAAGGTGTTGAAACATTATTCAAAAAAAGGTATAGTTAATCATGGCTGATATAGATAAGGCGTTGCCTAATACATTAATTGATAGCACGCAAGTTCCAAGTCAAGATGTTGATCAAACGATTCAAGAACCAAAACAAACTGAAGGTACTCAAGTAATTCCAACTGAAGATGGTGGAGCAGAAATTTCTTTTGAACCAGAAACGCAAGCTCAAGAAGGTGGACAAAATCATGATGCAAACTTAGCAGAATTTTTAGATGATAAAATTCTTGGAGAGATTGGAGCAGACCTTCAAGAAAAATATACTGATTATAAATCTTCAAGACAAGATTGGGAAATGACCTATGTTAAAGGTTTAGATCTTTTAGGATTTAATTATAAAACAAGAACACAACCATTTAGAAATGCATCTGGTGTAACTCACCCAGTTCTTGCAGAAGCAGTAACACAATTTCAAGCGCAAGCTTACAAAGAATTATTACCAGCATCAGGTCCTGTTAGAACTGAAATTTTAGGATTGTCTGATCGTAATAAAGAAGATCAAGCAACTCGAGTTAAAGATTTCATGAACTATCAAATTATGAATGTCATGAAAGAATATGAACCTGAGTTTGATCAAATGTTATTTTATTTACCATTATCAGGATCTACATTTAAAAAAGTTTATTACGATGCAATGTTACAAAGAGCAGTATCTAAATTTATTCCAGCAGATGATTTAATAGTTCCATATACTGCAACTTCATTAGAAGATGCTGAAGCAATTATTCATGTAATTAAAGTTTCTGAAAATGAATTAAAGAAACAACAAGTATCAGGATTTTATAAAGATGTTGATTTAGGGGAACCTCCTTTACAACAAAACGATATTGAAAAGAAACAATTAGAATTACAAGGTATTAGAGTTTCTAAACAAGCAGATGTTTATACATTATTAGAATGTCATGTTGATTTAGATATAGAAGGATTTGAGGATAAAGATCCTCAAACTGGTGAGCCCACAGGAATTAAACTTCCATACATTGTAACTATTGAAGAAGGATCAATGGAAGTTCTTTCAGTAAGACGTAATTATAAAGCTAATGATCCATTAAAAAGAAAAACAAATTACTTTGTACATTTCAAATTTTTACCAGGACTTGGATTCTATGGATTTGGTTTAATTCATATGATCGGTGGTTTATCAAGAACTGCTACTCAAGCATTAAGACAATTATTAGATGCAGGAACTTTAGCTAACTTACCATCTGGATTTAAGATGCGTGGTATTAGAGTTAGAGATGATGCACAACCAATTCAGCCAGGAGAATTTAGAGATGTAGATGCGCCTGGTGGAAATTTAAGAGATGCATTTTTACCATTACCATTTAAAGGACCAGATCAAACATTATTACAATTGATGGGTATTGTGGTTCAAGCAGGTCAACGATTCGCGAGCATCGCTGATGCACAGGTAGGAGATATGAACCAACAAGCAGCCGTGGGTACTACTATGGCGATATTGGAGCGCGGATCGCGAGTAATGTCTGCTATTCATAAAAGATTATACTCAGCTCTTAAAAATGAATTTTCATTATTAGCAAATGTATTCTCAACTTACTTACCACCAGTTTATCCATACGATGTTGTTGGTGGTCAGAGACAAATTAAACAATTAGACTTTGATGATAAAGTAGATGTTCTTCCAGTTGCAGATCCAAATATATTTTCACAAACACAAAGAATTGGTTTAGCACAAACACAATTACAACTTGCTCAATCTAATCCACAGATTCATGATTTGTATCAAGCATATAGATCTATGTATGAAGCAATTGGTATAAAAAATATTGATTTAATATTACCTCCCCCTCAACAACCACAACCAATGGATCCAGCATTAGAACATATTGCTTCAATGACAGGTGCTCCGTTCCAAGCATTTGCTGGTCAAGATCATAAAGCTCACATTGATGCGCATTTAAATTATTTACAATTAAATTCAGTTAGAAATAATCCAATTTCAGTTGCTTCAATTCAAAGAAATATTGTTCAACACATTTCTTTAATGGCTCAAGAACAAGTTCAAATAGAATTTGCACAAGAGTTACAACAAATACCTATGTTGCAACAACAGGCACAAATGAATCCACAAGCTTTACAACAAGTTCAAAGAATTATGAGTCAGATTGAATCAAGAAAAGCTAAGTTGATAGCTGAGATGACTAAAGAATTTGCTGATGAGGAGAATAAAGTCATAGGTCAATTTGATTCTGACCCATTAATCAAGTTAAAAGCACGTGAAATCGACTTAAGAGCTTCAGAAAACGAGCAAAAACGTAAAGAAGCTGAAGATAGACTAGCTTTAGACAAGATGAAAGCTCTAATGAACCAAAATTCAGATGAGAATAAGCTTGAACAAAACGAAAAATTAGCTAAACTAAGAGCCGGAGTAAGTCTTGCAAAGCAAGGAATACAACAAACTAAAATAACAGGTATATAAATGAAAAAAAATCTGGATAAAGTTAAAAAAGTAATGCACGAATTTAAAGCAGGTGAGTTACATTCTGGAAATAAAAAAGGACCTGTTGTTAAAAATAGAAAACAAGCGATCGCAATCGCATTATCGGAGGCAAATATGTCTAAGTCTAAAAAAGGATACGCAACAGGTGGAATGGTTAAAGGCAATGAAGATTCATCTTCTGCTTACGGCACACAAGTAGGTGATCATAATAAATTTTTAAATTCTGATGGTTATAAAAAAGGTGGAATTGATGTTGAAGTTTCTTCAGCGCAAGAAACACAATATCAACCAGTTAAAGGTCAGAAAAGAATGATGGCTGATAAAAAGAAAATAGCTAAGTGGTTCTAATATGCTTCCAATGCTTGGAGCTATTGCACCTTTAGCCAAAATTCTTTTTAACACTATTGAAAAATCAGTTCCAGATAAAGATTTACAAGAGAAATTAAAAGCTCAACTTAATCAACAATTACTTCAATCTAGTACAGAAGAACTTAAAGCAGCAGCTTCTATTGTAGAAGCAGAGGCTAAAGCAGGCTGGTTTACAGCCAGTTGGAGGCCCCTTTTAATGTACGTATTAATATTTATTTTAGTATGGAATTATATCCTTGGACCTGTTATAAGATTAATGATAGGAACGGTTATTACATTTGAATTACCAGGCGATGTTTGGACATTGTTACAAATAGGTCTTGGTGGATATGTAGTAGGACGATCCGGCGAGTCTATAGCTCGAACGATGGCCAACAAAACAACTAGTACTAACAAGGAGTAAAAAAATGAGAAACGATTATAAACAAAGACCAAGATCAAATTATAGAGGTGGTGGAATTGCATTAAGAGGAATGGGCGCTGCACTTAGAGGCGGCGGAGTTGCTCTTAGAGGAATGGGCGCTGCTTTAAAAGATGGCGGAAAATTATTCGGCGGAAAAGAAACTTACGGTGAAGAATTAAAAGAAGCTAAAGCTGTAGCATCTAAAAAAATATCTCCAAAAGAATTTGTTAAAGGAGAAAAATCTGAAGGACATAAAGGCGAAGAAAAAGGCGCTGGTAAGATGGCTAAAAAAATAGCATCAGGAAAAATGTCTCCAGAAGCATATGCTAAAATGGAAGCTAAAGAGCCAATGAAAAAAGGCGGCAGAGCTAAAAAGAAATACGGCGGAAAATGCTAAATGGCTAAACTTGGAATTCATAAAAGAGGACACGGTATCGCTAGAATAATTGGCGATACAGTTCCTTCGCAAAAGCATAAAGAACTGATGGATTTAAAATCAGGACAAATGCAAGCACCTCCAGCAGGTCCAGATATTGCTTCTGCATTAGGAGCTGCTCCAACTGGAATGGGTTCTGCACAAGGTTTAAGAAAAGGTGGTTCTGCTAAAATAGGTTCTTTTTTAGAAACTATGGGTAA